TAGACAAATCTATCAAGGCGTAGAATGTCAAAAAGGTGATTATACTCCTGTAACAGATACTACTTCAATGCTTGATGATTATTCAGAAGTTGATAAAAAATTGGCAGATATTAACGGAAATACAGCTCAATTCAGATTAAATGAAGCAGAAGCTCACATTCAGGGTATGAATAAAACTGCAAAAACAAATATCTTCTATGGTTGCAAAGATAAAAATGCTTCTGCATTTGATGGTTTAGCAACTCGTTACAACAAAATTTCAAATGTTGATGGCGAATTAGGTTATCAGGTAATTGATGGTGGTGGTACAGGAGATGATAATACTTCCATCTACTTTGTAACTTGGGGTGATAGACACACTCACCTTATTTATCCAAAAGGTTCTAAAGCAGGACTTCAAAGAGAAGATAAAGGTCAAGTAACGGTTCAAGATGCACAGGGTAGAAACTATGAAGCATACAGAGATTATTTTTCTTGGGATTTAGGTCTTTGTGTAAGAAATTATCGTTCATCAGCTCGTATTGCTAATATTGATGTTTCTGATTTAAAAACTTCAAATGCTGCAAAATTAATTGATTTGATGATTGATGCTTATTACAGAATTGAAGAACATGCTGTCAATGGTAAGACTGTAATTTACGCAAACAAAGAAATTAGAACTGCATTGCATAAACAAGCACTTGATAAAGCAAATAGAAACTTAACTCTTGATGAAGTAGGTGGAAAGCCTATTGTTAAATTCTTGGGCATTCCTATTAAATCTTGTTCTGAAATTCTTAATACAGAAGCAAGAGTTCAATAGTCTTAACTGTTGTCGATAAGAGTTTTGAGCATTTTCTCTATCTTGAACTGTTCGCAATAAACGGATACGGCTTTCGCCTTTCATCCTCTGCTCACAGTTCGCAAAATGCTCATTTTGATATTACAAGAAATCGAAAGGAAATAAAATTATGAGATTAGATAGTCAAGCGATATTTTCAGATGCACAAGCAATTACAGCAAATGCTGCATCTACAAATGTTATTGAAATGTCAAAAAGCAATGGTAAGTTAAATGAAATTGCTTTTGGCAAAGATATTCCTTTGCTAATACAAGTTGTTGAAGATTTTGATAACTTAACTTCTTTGAAAGTCGGTGTACAAACTGATGATAATGAAGCCTTTTCAAGTGCTAAAACATTAGTTGAAGCAACATTGCTTCTTGCTGATTTGAAGGCAGGTAAAAAATTTCCTATTAAATCAGTTCCGGCAGGAAATGAAGGTTTTATGAGATTGTACTACACAGTTACTGGTACAGCTCCTACAACCGGCAAAATTACAGCAGGAATTGTTGATGCTGTTGATAATTCATATCAAAATATGTAATTGATTTGTGGATGCAGGTGTAAAAATCTGCATCCATTTTATAGCAGTTTTTGAAATTTAAGGAAACGAAAATGGAAGATAATAATGAAATTAAAATCAATGTTTCTCAAGAACCTAAAAAACCAAAATATGATGAATGGGAAATAAAAGATGCTGTTAGAACATTGATTAGAGCAGAAGAAATCAAGCAGGATAAAGAGCTTATGTCTTTTGTAGCTCCTGAACTTGAAAAACAAAGTAAAGCAATTAAAAGTGCCGCAGAAATTTTATACGGTTCTGATAGAAAGGAAGAAGCTAATAATGAAAAAACTAACTCTTAAAGTTAAAAAAGTTGCTTTTTATAATGGTGGATTACTTCAGCCGAATGAAATTATTAAAAATTAC